CGTAGTTGTGCCATCGCCTGCATTGTCTGCTGTCTTAGATGCAACTTCTTTAACCATTTGTGCACCAAGATTTTCAATTGGATCTTTTAGTGTTACTTCTTTAGCTACACTTACACCATCTTTTGTTACATGGGGTACACCGAATGATTTGCCGATTACTACATTGCGACCTTTAGGTCCTAATGTGACTTTAACTGCGTCTGCTAACGCATCTACTCCCGCTTTCAATTTAGCACGAGCATCTGAATTAAATTCAATTTGTTTTGCCATAACTTTACTTATCCTTTTTTATAACTTTATTTTAATATAAATATTCATTTAGCAATTTCCAAGAACTTTGTGTTCAATGTTCTAGATACTTGCAACATATTTGATGGATCAATAAACTCCGAATCTGGTCCGTACATTCTTTGAAACTCATCTCGGCAATTGCCATAATACTCACCATTATATGTAATGAAATAACTTATGATATTGATATTACTTTCACGGAAGTTATTAATAATTCGACGAGTAAATTCAACGCCATTGAAATTGTAAGCACTACCTGTCATTGTAGTCGGTGCACCATCTGAGTAATTAACAAAGATACACTCATCGCCTTTTGCGTCTGCTTTGATGTACTTCTCAATACTCTTGAAAGCTACTCCTTCTGGAGTGCAACCAAAGGTATCCAAGTAACGGAACATGTTGCGAATCTTACTCATCTTATCCTTTGCAGAGTCATAAGCATATACAGTTACACAACGTTCTTTGTTACTAACCGTTGCAGTACCTCGGAATGAAATCTGCACTCGGATACCTGTCGTCATTGAAGCTGCTTGTGCAACTGCTACTGCTGAGGTAATTGCATTATGAAACTTCTGACCATCCATTGAGCCTGATGCATCAATCGAAATGTGAATAAAATAATTTTTATAACGATCTGTTACGATGCGATGAAATACATTTGCATTATCATATCCAAGTTGAGAAATCAATCTGCGATCAATCTTACCAGACTCTAAACGAGTACTTTTCAAACTGCGATCGGCATTACGAAGCTGAAGCTTCTTGCCAAGTTGCTTGCCTAACACAATACCACGATCCGTTGCTTGTTGAGTTCTAACAATACTTTTTACATAATATGAATCTTTTGCAACATCTTTTTCATATTCACGCTTATTATTTAGATATTCGCCGGCAGTGTGCCCGAAAATATTTGGCATTGCAATAATAATCGCAGGAGTTAATTTGCGGACAACAATTGTATCAATGATATCTGCGGTACCGCCACCTGTTGCAACAGGTACTGTCTCGGTGCCTGACTCTTGAATAGCTTTTACAATGCTAGCTTGAGCATTGGTAAGACGACCTGTTTTTTTCATATCACCTTTAAGGAACTTGCGTTGTGCATCCATGGCTTTGTCAAGTTTCTTTTGATCTGATTCTGATAGCGTTGACGCCCCTTTGGTATCAATATCGCCGTCTGTCATTTCATCATCAGATTCATTTGACTCACTACCAGTGCCTTCTTCACTTTCAGTGCCATTAGATCCATTACCTTGTGGACTTTCGCCATCGGTTGATGCATCCGTTGTGGTTTGATTAGGTGCATTTTCGATTGCTGTCTTAACTTTTAAGTAAATGTCAATAGCAACATTCAAAGCATCTTCGGTAGATTTAAGACGGCTGATATTTTTTAAGTCAATCGTATTCCAAATATCTCGCAATGCTGTCAATACATCCAAATTGCGATTAGGATTAGTAAAATTAATGATGTGGAAGAAATAATCATCCCATGTCTCATGAGACTTCTCACCGTTACGAAGAGCTTTGTCAATAATCTTATCATTAAAATAAGTATCGTACATTGCTTCATAATACATACGGTAACCTGGAGCTGTGGTGTAAATATGAAAGTCGATGCGGCGATCTTCAACCCAATTCAAAAGATCTTTGATGAGACCAAAATCTTCATTGGTCATTGTCATGTCCGGGTCAATACCACGGAACTGGCATATTGATGCCATCTTTGTTAGAGTCAATGCCGCTGCATATCCACCATCTGTTCTTCGGAACATTGAAAAGTCTGTGAGTGCAATATGCGAACCTTCATGCAATGCTAATCCAACTGCAGGGTCAAAATTCTTACCATCAAGTTTAGTACCAATAACAACCTTCTCACCGTCAGTATAACTATTATCGCTACTTTGGAATACTACTGGAATTGGTTTACCGGTGACAATATTTACAAAGTTACCAATTGCTCGTTGCGTTGCTGCTAACTTGGTATAGTCAATACCCATCTCCGATTTGAACTCTGTATCAAAATCGTCATTTAACCAAAAGCTAGATGCTTGGGTATTTTTATACTTACCTCCGACAAATTTATTGATAATGCTACTCATAACTCTTTATTTTCTATATTATATGAAATTAATTGGAATAATCCAACCAGAATGTAAAAAAAGGCGACATTTCTGCCGCCTCTTTCGAGTTATGAAAAATTTAGAAAGGCATATCTTCTTGTGAAACTTCTACCTCTCCGGTGTTAAAGATATCATTCATCTCAGTAGCCATATGCTTCTGGATAATTTGTTTAACAAACGTCCTTTCAGAATCCGTACCACCTGATGCATCAAAGAAAGGAAGGATTGCTACTTCAGCCGCTTCTGTAAGCGAGAAGCCATCTGCTAACAATTCACATAATCTAACTGTCATACGAGTTGATACCATTGTGGTAAGTTTACCATCTTCTGATCTCCATTCTTTTCTCGTTGCATCTGCAATATCAGCAACTGCGTGGATAAGAGCTTCAGAGACATCACCTTTAAAGCGACGAGTTAACAATTCTTCTTCTTGAGACAAAGAAAGAATATCAACTTCAATAATCTCAAAACGATCCATCAATGCTCGGTCCAATACTCTTGTAGATGTATACTCCGTACCAATGTTTGCTGTAGCAATAAAGGATACTCCCGGGGCAACATAAATCGTAGGAGCATTGATATCTTCATCTAATCTAAGATAACGTTGTCCTTCATCTAACACTGTCATCAAGATATTCCACGCTTCTGGATGCGCACGAGACAACTCATCTAAAAGGATAACTGCATTTTCGGTTTGAATTGCTTTCACAAATGCAGACTCATCAAATGTTGTCTGACCATCTTTAAAGTGAGTGTTACCAATAAGAGTTGCTCTAGGATCTTGAGTTGCACCTAAGTTAAAATAAAAGAAAGGACGATTGGTTGCTTTAGGCAAATCCTTTGCTGCTTGTGTCTTACCACAACCTGCAGGACCAACCATCATGATATTTTTACCACGAACTGCTGAGCGAACAAGATACTTCCATTTAACATCAGACATTTCTAATGTCGAAGGCTTGATCTTATGAGCATTCTGAATAAGTTGCATTACTGGATCAAGTTCTTTTTTCACTGCTGATTCTGTTTGTGGTTTAGGTAAATCTTCTAATTCGATGCCTTGCTTACTCATTCGCTTGGCTCTACCCGTCGATTCATCAAATAAAAGGATTTCATCATTATTAAATGCGTGCTGGATCATGATAGGACGGAACAAATTCGTAATATCATTATCAGTACCAAATTCGATGATTACATGTTTGCCATTGACTATGGTTGGCACTCCAATTTTCTTGTTTTTCATAACTCTTTATTTTCTATATTATATGAAATAAGAGTTAAGAATCCAACCTTTCATCAGATTTTTTATGTTTTTTCTTGCGATTGTAAGATTTTTTGTTCTTATGCACCGCAGGACGCGTTGCCTGCCAAATTTCTTGCATAGTTACTTCAATCTTTTCCATGACATTAATATATGAAAAAAGATACAAAGATCCAAATTACCACTTACGGCAAGACCAATATCTAGCAGATGTTCTATCTTTGGCAGTATGACATTTGTGTCTAGCTCTAAATGAACGTCTACGTGCTGGATTGCTCTTACGTATTCTCATATTAGGATCGCCAAAGTTAACCTTTACAACGTTGCCTTTTTCGTTCTTAACGTAGACTTTAAACTTCTTAACATCGCCACGCATTGGTTTACCTAATTTAACCTTACGACCTTGATATTCTGCTTCTGTAATTACATCAAATTTTCCTGCTTTGATATCTTCCATCATTGCAATTGCACATTCCGTACAAATTGACATTTCTTCCATAGTTTCAACCTTAATGCATTTGTCTTTACCATTTTCAGTTCCAGCATATCGATATCCATCCCAACATGCTTTTCCGTCTGCACCTTTAATTTTTGCCATTATAGCTCCTGACGAATTCCTAATTGTGGTATTCGTTTTTTCCATACTGATAATATTTGCATTTTATCTTCTGGAGTGATTGATTTATTGTTTACCCAAATATCTAAATAATCATTGATAACTTTAGAAAAAGGTGTTCTTGTTTTTTTAGCTCGCAAATACAAACCTTGAATCATTGCATCTATTTCTTTAGGCAATGTAAAGTAACGAGCTGGAGGTAATTTACCAGATTCTATTTTTGCTCGCATTGCTTGATCTGATGGAATAAATTTACTGTCAATTGTATTCCATCCTGATTGTGTTATGTGCTCAATTTCATGGCGAAGCGTGTCACGCAAATCCATTGCAACTTCTGATAATAATTTAGGATATTCTGCAGGATCCATCTTGAAACGAATTTCAATAAGTGGCATTTCATCTGAATAACGTTTTGTGTTATTATATGCATCGCCGCCTACATGTAAATCATTAAAGCCTTCAATCCATTGTACTTTTAATTCTAAATAGAATTCAACAGGAATATCTGTGTTTTCTATTTCTTCAAAGTATATATGATCAAAGGTTGCTGGATCTTCTATATTAGGAACTTCTTCGCCTTGTTTGAAATAAATCTTTTCTCCACCAAAAAAGCCTTCTGAATCATTCTTTGATTGATAACTGTCTTTAATAACTTTCAGTAATGTATTTGATAGTTTAGTAACTAAGCTATCATAACGACCTTCAACAATCAATTTTTTTAACGATATCATATTAATAAATATCACTCAAGCAAATTGTAATTCCAATATTTTTCTTTGTCTTGATTAAAAGGGTTTCCTGTTTGTTGATAATAACAATTAAGACAAAGCAATTGCAAATTTTCTAATTGATGATTTGTTTCATCACCATCGATATGATCTAATAATACTGGTACAGTGTCATCAGTTATCCTACGTTCATCATATCCGCAAGAGGTACATTCTTCTTTGAATACTCCTAATGCTAATAATCTATTACGTAGCTTCCATGATGGATAATTAGGATGCTTACCTGACAATATGTTATCAATAGAGTAGATACCCTTAGATGCTTTTTGAACATCTTTAGGAATACCTACCCCAAATTGATTTTTATGTAGCTCATACAATGTTTTACCTGTTTCTCGGTCTGTATATAAACGAGCATATTTTTTATAAGTAGTAAATGATACTTTGAGAAAGCGAGCTGCCTCTGCATTGGACTTTGTATTTTCCATTGCATAGCGAATTTCACTTTCAGGTATATCTAAGGCTGTTTTGCCTATACCATATACATACTTATATTGTTTATCTGACATTAATAAACTCCATGTTTGCGTAGAACTGCTACTGCATCCTTTGGCATTGTCTTTTCATCAAACATTTCCTGAAGCAATGTTTTTAATTTTGCTGCTTGATCAGTAAAGAATGAAGAATGTACTTTAGATTGTTTTTGAACTTCCGCAATCCAGAATGAATAAACTGGAAATGCATCATCGAATCGATCAGCATCTGTACGATTTTCCCAATATTCAATTTGATCCTTTAAAGGCCACATATGAATCGGTAAGTCTGGATCTTTTCTTATACCAGGTTTACGTACCTGATATTTTTCTTTATTCATATTTTTTGATATGAATTTATCCATAATGTTGATTGATCGGTCTTTTGGCGATTCGCCAGTGTGTGCAGATTTTCTACCCATTTGTTTTGATTTTATTTGTTAATATAACTAATTTACGCCATGCATCTTCTGCTGCATAGATATATTTTTTAAAACTTACAATGTCTTGTTTCTCCCGGGCAATGTCAGCATGTTTCATATTTCTATGATATGTTGCATGCAACAAACCTATTCGTATTTTAATAAACAATTTCATTTCTTCTTTTGTTTTCTAACAATTGTTTTTAATTTAAACTTATTAAGTATCATGCTAACACGTATACATTCATCATAACTATCTTCATATATTGAACATTTCCCAGCCTGATCAACAAGTATAGCACATTGATATGCTTGATGTTCATTATAATCGCAATATGACATCAAACAATCTATAACATGTTCAAATGTAATTTTATCATCATTAAATAATACTATTTCATGAAGACCTCTATTAGATTTCTTGTAAACTTTCTTTGACATCTCTGATAATTACACATTGTTCGAATAATTCTCGTTGTTCAGCAAATCGTAACGCTTCTGTTAAAAATTTTATTCTACGTTCTAGATCCCATTGTTCTGGCCAATCCCATTGATCAGTAGCCATAATATTAATAGATTCGATAAATAAACGTTCTATAAAATTATGATCCATAACTTATTATATTAAAATTCAGACAAAAATCCAAATTTAAACATACTTTGAATTTTTATCAATCGTAACAGCATCAAATCGAACCCAACCATAATCATGTAATAAACTAACATTATTTGGTAATTTAACATAATACCAAGTCATCATTCGATCATCAACTTTACTTTTTTTAGCTACACCTACTGGATTAGGCCATTCGATTGTAGCAATAATATTATTTACTACACCATTATTAATTGTAGGTTCATTTCTTACATTAGCATAATCATGTTTAGATGTTTTTCTAGGATATAATGTTTTACCGATAGTGATATATTGTTCTCCATGATCTTCAGAATCAGATGATTTAGTACCAGACTGTTCTTTTGCATAACGATCAAATGCATCTGCGTTAGATTTCATCCTTGATACTACGCCTCGCATATTGCCTGGGTTAGTATAATTTGGATGATTTAAATATTCTTTTGAAACTTTATCCCATGCACCTTGATTAATCAATTTAATTGTAGCAGGGCCTAAATCTCCTCGATATGAAGCATTCATGATTGCCATTTGAATGTATTTAGGGTATGAATCATATTTTGGAATTCTTCGTCTAACGTCAGATTCAATTTTTTGAATTCCTTTTGTTAACAATGCTTCAGCTTGTTTCTCTGAAATTTTCATTCCGGGCTTTAGATCCGGAAATATTGATTTAGTAGTACCATATCCAATTGTTACTACCCCTTGAACTTGTTTAGGTGATTTTACAGGTTTCATTGTTGCATCATCATAAGTTATATGAAGACCATTATCATCAGTAACCTTGCCTTCCCATTCTTTTACCTTTTCGCGAAAGTCTGGATCAACTGATAATGATTCTGATAGTAAATGTTTTAAACGTATCATTATTTACCTTTTTGTTCGCGAATAATTAATTCACCTAAAACTTCTAAACGACCTACCTCACGTTGAAATTGAATTTGAGTCATTGATGTAGATATTTTTTTATACGTAGCATCATATTCTTTTTTAGCTTCATCTAAATCAAATTCACCGGCGGCTGCTTTTTTATAGTAGGGCAATTTAACTTTGAAATGATGCCAAGTGAGTAAAGCTAACCCGCCTTTTTTCTTTGCATTATTAACAATCTTTTCAGCACCGGATTCTCTAGTATCTGCGAATGTCTCAAAAGTTTCAGATTTGTCTTTTGATTCAAAAAGTAAATTCATTAGTTTCATATTAATAAATATTACTTTTTTGTTTTATCTTGTTTGAATTCAGTTATATATGAATAATCTGTTTCAAATCCACCTTTTCCTTCAACGCTATAAACAGTCATGTCGATTTTATATCCTGGATTTTTATCGATTCTATTATATGTCCATGCATTATCCATCCATATTATTCTGTTATTCGGATAAATAAAAAAGTTTCCATTATCCATTTTAAATACATGTCCACACTTATGTTCAGGGGTTTCAGAAAAATTAGTATCTAATACATTTCTATTTTCATGAGACCAATCTAAAGTAAACATATATGTACCTTGACGTTTAGTACCAGTAATAGAAATTAAATCAGCTCGTAAACCCGATAATCGCTCTCTTATTTGGACATCAATATATGAAGAAAAGCAATCCCAATATACATGTTCTGTTAATGGCAATTTTTCAGCATCCTTTTTCCAAACAAACGCATGAATTGGTCGCCTCGTCCAATTTACTCCATTTTCTAGAAATGCTTCAAATAATGGTGTTCTTTTTTGTATTGATGCTACACTATGAACGTCAGCTAATGTAAATTCACCGGTACCTTTTTCATGATTAAACATGAATTCATTTCTGATGTAACATGTAACTGTTGGAATGTTTGCATTTAAGTATGCCATATAACTTATTTTTTATTTTTTGAAATTTCAACTGCCGCTAATTGAGCTAATGCTGCTTTTTTAGATTTAGGTTTTTTAGATAAACGACGACCAGTTTCAGATGTAGCAAAGTAACCTGACTCTGTTTTTTCTATGCGTTCTGGCATTAATTTTTTAAGATGATTCTTAAAGTCAGCAGGAACAAATTGAGGTTGTTGCATATTATATGAATCCATGTTTGAATCATGCTGCATTTCATTCATCAAGAAATCGCCAACCTCTTGTATATCATCTTTTGAAGTAGCAACGTGATCTGCTGCCCAATCATGTCCATCACTTAATATTTCCTGAACTTGACTAGGATCTAATTGCAATAATGCATCTACATATTTCTTAATTGTTTTTAAATTACCAAAGAACATGTAATTGCCATCTTTATCATTACATCCACCATTGCCTCCGCAACCACAACTACATTCATTTAATTTTTTCATAATATTCCTCGTTATCCAGCTGGCGTAAATGTTTGCGTTGTCCAAACTGAACCGTTATGTATATATAAAGTATTCGTTGAAAACCTCCAATAAACACTACCTCGTGTTGGCGTGCTTGGTTCAGTTGTTGGTAAAATAAAATTACCCGAACTACCTAGTGTACTTAAATTCATTATCAATGTACTAGACCCCGTAATACTACCGCTAAGTGGGCCATTTAAACCTAATGATCCTGTTATCCCTAACGATCCTGTAATTCTTGCAGATCCCGTAAATGGGAAACTAGAAG